GATGGTTGGTTATCTTCGGATTTTGACATCTCCAAAATCTGCTGATCCAACAACTTTATCGCGCCAGTAATCTCATAAAGATTTGCAAGTTGTTTTTCTTTTTCTAACAACAGATGTTGTTTTGTCTCAACTAATTTTTGTAAATCCATTGATTAAGCGTAAAGTGTCTTACCTTTTGTTACAGCAGCATCAATATCTGTAAACGATTCGGATGTCCAGATCGATGTTGTTTCATCAAGTTTTTTATATGCTTTAATAATTTCAAGATGATCAACATTTCTTTTGATCATAGCTTTCCATTCTGCCTCAGTGTCAGAAGATTCTGTTCTTGTTGAGTATGCTGAGTAATCAGCATCTGCATTAATTAAAGTAACGCTATGACCAGCAGCAGTATAAATTGCTGCGATTTCATCTGCGGTTCTTTCTTCCATGATAAAAAGTTAGTTGTTTTCAGTTTACCCTATTTCAAGGGCTGTGACTTTTGCTGATAATTCCTGTACCGCTTTTACTAGTATCGGTACAAATTTTCCATAAGATGCTTCTAATTTTTCTGGATTGGATTTATAGACAGCACCAATATAATCATTTTTATCACCCAATGCAGCATCTATTTCTTGTGCAATAAAACCAAGTTCTGTCTTTCCATCATTTGCACTAGGTTCACGCATTGCCCAAGTGAATTTTCTTGGTCTAAGTGCGTTTATTAAATCAAGACCATCTTCTGAATCAATAATATCTGTTTTGTCTCTTTCATCAGAAAGTGCACTGATTGATTGTACTTGGCAACGAATAGCAGTGATACTTGAATTGCCAAGAGTTACTTCATTTGTTGCGTCATTAGCTGAGGCATCTGCCTGATAACCAAGAGATGTGTTGTTTGATCCAGTTGTTATAGAATCGCCTGCAAATGAACCCACGGATGTGTTTTGCGCTCCAGTTGTAGTTGCTCTTCCAGCATGATAACCAACACTTGTATTATTGCTTGCTGTAGTTTGCTGTCGACTAGCTTGGTAGCCAACTGCCGTGTTATTACCTCCTTCTGTGTTTACTGCTAAAGAATCATACCCCACTCCTACGTTTTGAGTTCCAGTAGTATTCGCAGTCAAGCTAAAAGTACCAACAGCTGTATTGTTTGAAGCTGTGGTGTTAGCATCTAAAGCCTTTGATCCGATAGCTACATTACTATCACCAGTTGTGTTTGAAACTAAAGCTTCTTGTCCAAAAGCTGCGTTGCTTGCTCCTGTTGTATTATTTAATAAAGCAAAATGTCCAACACCAGTATTGCCGTCAGCAGTTGTGTTAGTTCCTATAGCACTCCTTCCAACAGCTACGTTCTTATCTCCTGTTGTATTAGCATCTAAAGCTTGAAAGCCGATACCAATATTTGCATCTCCTTCAGTATTAACTGTTAAAGCAGCAGCACCAATAGCTATATTTTCAGTTCCAGTGGTGTTTGCTTCTAAAGCACTTTTACCAACTGCTGTATTATTACTTGCTGTAGTGTTAGCACCTAATGCTCCATTACCTATGGCAACATTACTTTGACCTGTAGTATTAGCATCTAACACATTAACACCTATGGCTGTGTTATTAGTTCCAGTTGTGTTTGCCTCTAAGGCAAAGTAACCAACAGCAGTATTATTGCTCGCTGTAGTATTAGATCTCAAAGCTGCTCTTCCTAATCCAGTATTATACAATCCAGTCGTATTGGCACTTAAAGAATCATGGCCAAGTGCTGCATTATCACTTCCAGTAGTGTTTGCATCTAAACTTCCTACTCCCACTGCGGCGTTTCTACTTCCTTCTGTGTTTGTTAGCATACTTACACGACCTACGGCTGTGTTACCAGCTCCTGTAGTATTAGCACTTAAAGATTGATAGCCAACTGCAGTATTATTATCAGCTGTTGTATTAGCATCTAAGGCTTCAGAACCTATGGCAGTGTTTTGTGTTCCAGTTGTGTTTGCTCCTAATGCAGCCTTCCCCACGGCAGTATTGTCATCAGCAGTGGTGTTTGCATCTAATGCTCTTGAACCAAGTGCAGTATTATTTGCACCGCTTGAATTTGAAAGTAAACAATTAAAACCTACTGCTGTATTTTCACCTCCACTTACATTGTTGTTTAAAGCATATCCACCAATACCTGTGTTTTGACTTCCATTTACAAGTGATCCTAAAGCTGATCGACCTACCCCTGTGTTGTTAGAACCAGTTGTAATATTAGTAAGGGCAAAAGCACCTAATCCAGTATTTGCTGCACCTGATGTGTTAGCTGTTAATACACTTTTACCAATAGCTGTGTTACCTGTACCAGTAACAGCAGCATCTAAAGCAGTTTCTCCAAGAACAGTATTGTGAGTAGCAGAGTTTGCACCTTTACCAATAGAAACTGAATTTATCGTTCCATCTATAGGAAATGCAGGCGCACCAGCTAATGTAAATAAATCTAAAAAAGCGTTATTTGATGTATTTCTAAGCTGCATCATACTTGTCGAAGTATTTGCAAAAAATCCACTTGCAAAAGTTGTACTTGCAGCCGATGAACCTGAGTTATTTGTTGCTATGGCTTGTAAAACAGTATTTATATCAGCCCTGACGTTAGCACCCGTCGAGTTGTCTATTGTATAATCTGAAGCCTGTGCCATTTGTAATACAAAATTTTATTTAATTATATACTACCCTAAAATTAACTTCCACGCCCAAAACCTGTTGCTGCATATTTGAAATTCCTGTTTACATTATTACCATTAGAATCTTTTACATCTATATCAAAACCTGTTCCAGTTATATTTGATAAAACAAAGAAATCTCCCTGCGATTGATTTTCTATTGTTATACCGATTGATGGTAAAACAGAATTTGCTGCAACACTGGTACCTGACTGACCCGTAAAGAAACTATTTGTAAAAGTAACTGATTTTGTAGAAGTACCAGAGGCGATAAACCCACCTGCAGATGCTCCTGCATTACCAAGACTTGTTTCTGTTCTGCTTTCTATTTGTGCTGTATATCCCAACTGTTCAATTTCAATTGATTGTGCAATATCTTTTGTTTCTAAATCACATCTAAATTTAAAACCTCTTGCAATATATTTACCATTTACAAAGGGGTTAAACTGGCTAAATTCTGCACTGAAATTGCAGTTACCACTGGTTGATAAAGAAGTTGCAGAAGTTAATGTAAAAGTATTGGTGGTAATGCTTTGTATTTCATAATCACCATCAACACCTGTTCCAGATGTAAAATCAACTGTTACAAAACTACCGACAGAATATCCATGAGAGGATTTAGTTATAGTAATAGTTGTTCCTGAAATGGCATAAGTTCCAGCGGTTGAAGTATCTGGGTCTGAATCAGTTGTTGCTACAAGTAATTTTGCATTTACATCAACAGCAACAGTTGTGCCATCAAAATCAGTCCATGTATCAACATTTTCACTTCTTTCATCAAATAATTGGTTATTATAAAATCCTTTTGTGACAAAATGTCTCTGCAAGACAACTGGTTGTTTTCCGCCTAAATCTAAAGTGTTCGCAAAACTATATGTACCACCTGTAGCAACTGAGTTATCTAATAAATCCAAATCTTCTATGGCATCAAAATCTGAAACACCGTCAATAGTATCTTCAGAACCAAGAACAAGACCGTTTAGACTACTACTAAAAAAACAACCAACTTTTGCACCATTAAAAGGTGTTCCATCAGTATCTTCTCTATCTGTTAAAACTGTTAATTTAGGAAATACATCAGGCTGTGTTGAAATATTTTTTATTGAGGCAGCATTAGCACTTATACGACCACCATCATCTCTAAACGCTAAAAAATAAGTTCCATTAACAATATTTGGAACAATAGTTTCATTTACATTACCTGATAATTCTGGTATGACGTCAACAGAATCTGTAAAAGAAGCACCAGTTGTTAAATTTGAACCACGGATAATAACGTTGCCTCCATGTATCACATCAACAGAAGTTGATTTATCAAAACGTAATCTTATAAATTGATCTGATAATGGTTCAATCTGTACATTTTGTACATCTTCTGGCAGAGCCGTCTTACCTTCAGCATTGAAAGTTAGAAGAGATGTACCGGCACTTAATTTTCCTAATGTATTAACAGATTTTACTGCAAATTGATAAGTGCCTAATCGAGATTCAAAAAGTTCAAAACTTGGCCTAGCAACTCTAAACCTTTCTGGATTATCATTTTCATATTGAAATTCTAATAAATATTCCTTAACACCCTGCACAGGTTCCCATGCAACAAATATTTTTGAAACGGCTCTATTGCTTAGAGCAACTATTTGCTCTGTTGCCGTTAGGTTGCTTGGAGAAGGTTTTTCATTTAGTAAGGTTGTTATTGTTCTTGGATTAGCAGCAACAGTCGTATCTTCTACCTGTGAGTATTTATTAGTATCATGAATTACGGCTGTAATTGTATATTCAGAATCATTTTTTTCTTCTATAGAAACAACACGATATATCTGAAACTCAACAGAAGTATTTTCTATAGCCCAGACACTGTTTGCCAATGGTGCAGAAGAAAAAGCAGATGAAACTGTTATTGTTGTTCCAGTGATTGAACTAATTGATCTACTTTCAACAGAACCATCTGATAAAACAACTGAAAGTGTTGCAGAATTTTCTGTTGTCAGATCAGTATTGTTTGCATCATCTACAACAATAGTAGTGGTATCTGTGACAGATTTTATACGCCCTCCTCGTCTTACCCCCGCTCTTAATGAATCTGCAATGGCAATAATTGTAGATGGTCTTACAATCACACCAGCTTCAAGAGTAGTTGTAAAAGAAACTACCTCAGATTCTTTTAGATTTGAATATAAAAACCAACGGCCTAATCTATTTGCTTGACCTCTGGAGGTACAGGCAAAAGCTTTTAAAGTTTTTCTGGTTCTTCCAAACTTTGATGTTGAATCTGATAACGCTGTTATATCATCAGTTGTTATAAGTTCATAATCTATCGTTTGAGTTTCATTATCAAAATAAGCAACCTCAACCTCTGTATATTTTGTTCTTTGTCCTACACCCTGATAAGTAAAACCTTCTTCTGTAACGTTTGAATTATTAAAAATATATTGTGCATCAGATGTATTGGTAGAAGTGTTAGTTGGTCTATCCTGGGAAATTTGCAATGATCCATTACTATAAAATGGCATCGCGTTCATCACAGAACATAAATCATTAATTAAACTGTAAGCATCATTTTTCTGATTTAAAATTACATTGCAACTAAATCTTGGCTCTGTTGTTCCTGTGATTGGATCTGTTATTAATTCACTGGCATAAGCACTTGCAGAATAAAAACTAAAAACATCTAAAGTGTCTGCATCAATTACACCATCTGTACCGCCAAAGCCTTTATCTGTTGTCAAGATGTCATATAAAATCCATGCTGGATCAGAACACCATTCTTTATCTGTTTTAAAAGTACCATCAAAAACATAGCCATCAGGGTAAATCACTCTTCCATTATCACTATCAACTGTTGTATCACTTGGCACTTTAATTTTTGTACCCTTGATCCTATACATCCGCTTGGGATAGCTTTGAAATTCTTGTGCATTAAATCTTATGGCAACATAAGCAAAGCCTTGATAAGCACTTGTATCAGTATTTATTTCTGTAAGAGATAAAAAATTTGTTTTGTTTTGTAGTGTTGATACTAAACTATCATCTGTATTTCTAATAACTGTTATATCAATGGGAAAGCTCATTGTTTTTTCAAACTTAATCTCAAAATCTTTAACAAAAGGACTTGTTGCTTTTCCATTAATAGAGTTTGCCTGTACTGGATCATGAACTGTACCATCATTTTCTGTAATTCGAATTGATACTTTTACTTCAGTTCCTTTTATATCTCCATTATCTTCAAATTTTTGTAAGCTCGGAATTTGAACTGATACTCTTACTTTATCTACATTAGTATCTGTAATTGATCTTGTAACAGAAGTTGCTTTTGTTACTTCAACATTTACTGGAACAGTATTTTCTATTGCATTTATTTCTTGTAATGCTGTTTGATCTGATGCACCATTTTTAAAAAAAACTTCTACATCAGAAAAATTTTCTTCACCATTTGCATTTTGTAATGGTGTTCCATCAAGGAAAACATTTTTTCTAAAAGTATTTGTACCAACACCACCAGGATCTAATATTGAATCTATCTCTCCATATCCGAGCAAATCTAATACTGTTGCAAACTGTTTACTTCGCAGGCCACCATCTATCAGGTCAGGATCAACAACCTTTCTATCAGTTCCAAATAATTGATCATCAACTAATCTAGGCATTAGGTTATGCTCTTAACAACTTGTGTAGAATCAGTACCCGAACTAATTATAATTGAACCGCTAAAAACAAGACCATAAATTATAGGTATTGGAACACCACTTGAACTGACATTCTGAATACCACTAAACGAATATGAACCTCTTATAGATGGGTCAATATCACTTACACTTGAAACATCAGGTATTGGATTTTGTGGTGATAAAAGGTCTGTAACACCCCCGATTATCATAGAAGTTCCAATGGTTGTTAAGGCTGTAGTAACTAAAGAAGTCACCAAGGCTCCACCAATTACACCACCAACAGCAGCACCAACAGTAGCAGCCCCACCAACAGAAATTGCCCCAATAACTATAGGAACAGCACCAGTAGCTATTGGAATAATTTGAATATCACCTTGACCAGTCATTGATAAATACTCTTCTGTGATAACCCTGCCTCCCATTTTTACCTTATAAATCTGATCATTCATATGTTTTTGGACACCTTCAAAATTTGCAATCAAAAAACTCATCGCCTGCTGTGGTGATTTAACAGCAGCCATAAAATATGACTTTCCCAAGAATTGCCTTAATTTTCCATAAACTTTTATTTTTTTAAGCTGCATATCTGTAAACTCCTCTGAGTGCCTGTTGGTATCTTAAGTCAAAAAGTTCTCTACAACTCAAAGCTTTTATATTATGATTCAATATCATGTTATCACCTATATAAACAGCGACATGATCTAAATTGCCTGTGACAGATTGAAAGAGTAAAACATCGCCAACTTCTATATTTTTATTACTTTCTTGTTTCTTAAATCCTGTAATTGGTAAACCTTTTTCAAATAAAGGGTTTTCAATAAAATCTTTTATACGTTTTGGTCTTTTCCATTCTTTTAACTTTATATTTTTTGTTTCTAAAAACCAATCTGAAATTATACTCCAACAATCGTATTTTCCCCAGATAAACTTACGGCCAATTAATGAAGGTGCTTTCCAACCTGTAGGCTCTAAAGATTCCCAGTGATCGTGTTCGATACTATAGATAAAATATGGAAACCCAAGATGTTCACAGGCTGCCCTGTCTGTATCTGATGGTGTTGCAGCACCTACAGGGTGACTATGTATTACCCCAATAACTTCTCCTGTATCTTCACATTCTGCCCAATCATCAGGATCAATAATAAAAAATTCAAACTTTCCTTCTGCTAAGTTTTTACAAGGCCAAAAAGTTTCTTTGCCTTTTATTATTGCAAGCAAACCACAAGCTTCTTCTGGTGCTTGTTCTTTTGCATATTTTATAAAAGATTCTTTCCAGGTCATAATTAAAAATTAACAAATGTTCCAACACCTGCAAAGTCAGCTTTTGTGACAAGTTTTTTGGGTGCTGACACACCAAACAGATCAAAAGAACTTACAAGCTCAAATTGAACTATATTTCTGTTTTCAATAGTTTTTCTTTCAACAAAATAAACTTCTCGTGGTAACTCTGCGGAAGGATCAACAGAACCACTTTTGTATGGGTTTACATTAGATGGAAAATTAACTTCATCTAAATCTTTACTTAATGCTCTACGTCTTGTTACTTTTGCCCCTGCGAGATCAGATAATGCTGTGGTTTGATTTGTAAGCTGTAATATTGATGTTATTGTTCCCAAGAGGTTTGAAAGAGTTAAGGTTGGTCTTGGCAGTTTACCTTTACCAGAATATTTGAAACCCTCAGCCTTAACTGGCATTCTTGAATATGTATTTCCCTGCCATACAATGTCTGTGCTGTCTTTCATATTATTTCCACTATGAAATAAATAAACAGTAGGATTTGCTATTGTTGCGTTGATGTTAAAAGAAACATTTCCGTTAGTAAATTGTGAAGTTGTGCCAGTGACTGTGAAAGTATTTGTATCAACTGTTTGTATTGTATAAATCCCATCAATCCCATTTCCTGAAGTAAAATTAAGACTTAAAATTAAACCAGTAGAAAACCCATGGCTACTTAGTGTGATAGTGATTGTTGTTAATTCTTGAACATAAGTGGCTGTTTTCGCTGTTTTTGTATAATGTATATCAGGTTTTAATTCAACAGAATATAACTCAATAATAGATTTGTTTGTTAATCCCTGAAGTGCGCTTGTAGGTACAGCCATTATGGTTCAAATACTTCACGGAAAGAACAGTTTATTATTGCTCTATTGTTATAAGGAATTGTTTTTGTCCACGAATCACAAACATATTGACCTGCCCCAGAAAGTGTGAAATCAACATTAGTTGCAACTGTGATTAATGCACTATCGGCAGCGGTTGAAGTAAGTGTGAAAGTATTAACATCAGCAGAAGAAGCTACAACATAAGATCCATCTGTAGGGCCAGAACTATCGGTAGGTGCTGTGAAGTCAACTGTTAATACATCACCTATTGCCACACCATGATTTGCAAAAGTGACAGTAATAATTGTTCCAGCAGCACCACTTCCATCTGATTGAACATAAGTACCCGTCTTTGCGCTGAACCCTTCTGCAGGTGGTGTGAATGTGAAACTAGCTTGATCTGCAACCCTGCTTCTTAAAAATGCTTCTATTACATCTGCATTAGTTTCAGACACATTAAAAGTCAGATCATATACTTTTGGATCTTGCGATAATGGAAGGCCATATAATGCCCTGAACTCATAGCCATCACCCAAAGAAGTTACTCTTACTTTCGGTTTGCTTTGTTTTCTCATCCCATAAGTGGGCTGTATTGATGGAAATGTAGCCATTATCTATTTAATAAACCCCCTGCCCTTTGTTCATCAATTATAGTTGCCTGCACTACACTGGCAATCAGACCGCCTAACTGATCGGCTTCTGATCCGTTTCCTTGTACAGAACTACCAGTTGCATCTACATTCACAGTGATCATATTATTGGTTGTAGTACCACCCCCTAGTGCATTGTTTGGGATGATAGTGCCAGCAGAACGAGGCACAAAAAGCTCAGGGCCTCTCTCACCAACGATTGAAGCTCTCCCTACTGGTGGTCTACCACCATTGGCAAAACCAAGTAGACCAATATCAAAACTACTGCCAACACCGCTAAATGCGTTAGGGCCACCTAAAAATGGATTATTTTTTTTCCCTCCACCAAATATTCCACTTAATGCGTTTCCAAAGAAATTACCAATACCAGAAACTGCACGTTGCATTGCAACTTCAACAAGTTTTCTTTTTAAATTATTTAAAACTCCAGTTGCTGCTTCCGCTAAAGTTTTAGTACCCATGACGGCATCAGTAAGTCCAGAAACAATGCCATCCTCGATTCCTTGACCTATCTCCATAAATTTGTCTTTAAGGCCATCGGTTTGGTTTATAGCTTCATCAAGAATTAAGAGTGATGTATCTAATGTTTGATTAAAAGCAGCAGCTGCGTTATTTGTTTGAATTATTTTTTCTGTCTTTTCTGTCTCCTTTTGACTAGCTTGTTCAATAATTTCTACTTCTTCAAACGCTTTATTTTTTAATTTTTCTCTTTCAATATTTGCTTTTCTCAAAAGTTTAAATTGCTCTTTAAAAAATTTATTTTCTTTCTCACTTGCAAATACACTCGCCCCTTTAAAATTAGTACCAAACTTAGTTGCAGTCAGTCTTGCTGCATCTCTTTGAGCATCTTGCTCTGCTTTTGCAACATTACCCAAACCAACATCACCAATATCTCCAAACCTACTAAATATTTTTTCAATCGCTACCACACCTTTAGTTGCTAGGTCTAAAGCACCTTTTATTGCTGGAGATAGTTGAGAACCAATAGTTCTTGCTAAACTTTCAGTTGAATCTATCAGCGTTGACAGTTTTCCATTCAGCGTTGTTGCTTGTGAAGAAGCACCCTCAAAAAAAGCACCTCCTTCATTTGTTAAGTTTATGAGTGCTTGATTTACAAGATCAGCTCCAATTTTTCCTTGTCTTTGTGCTTTTTCAAAAGCCTCGCCTTGTAAACCTGTTATGTTTTTAAGTTCAGTTGTTATATCAACTCCTCTTTCTAATAACTGTAAATTTTCTTCTTGTTGTAATTTACCTTTTGCTCTTATTTGACCAAAGGCTGTTGCAATACCTTGTAAATCTGCACCAGTGGCACCAGCAACATCAGCAAGCCTTTTTGTGGTATCAACTAATTCATTAGTCTCAAAACCGAAAGCCTTTAATCGTTTTGTTTGTTCTATTAATTCACTACTTTTAAATGGAGTAACAGCACCAAAATCTTGCAGTTCTTTTATTATCAGATTTGTTTGAGAAAGAGAACCAGTAAGAACTTCTAAACTTTTTCTTTGAGTCTCAATATCAGCAGCGTTAATAAAAACAAATCTTGCAGCCGCTATAGTTGCCAAAGCCTTTATTAACGGCATCAAAGATTTATTTAATGTTGCAAATCCACCACTTGCTGATTTTGCAGCCCTTCCTGATTCTCTTATTGATCTGTTTGATTTATTTAATCTATCTTTTAATTTATTTGTGCTACTGCTTAAAGCTTTGGTTTGTTCATTTACACGTTGCAATGGTCTGATTGCGTTTTGTGCATCAACTATAAGTTTTACTGTTGATTGTGCCACAAATACAAATAACCTTTATTATATATTACATTCATTTGGCCTTTTGTCGCTGCATTTCTTGTCTTTCCCTTTCATTCTTTACTTCATAATATGCAGCCCAGTGAACAAGCTCCTCCTCTGTAATACTTTTTCTTAACTCAATTAATGTTTTACCTAATTCTGTTGCGAGAAAAAACTCAAAGTTTAACCAGTTATCTCGCCTAATTCGTTTTTTGCTGTATCTAAGTCAACTTGAATATCCATCATAAATAACTCAAGATCATTCAAAACTGTTTCAGGTAAAAATCTCTGTAGATTTTCAGCATCAGCAGAATGAAATGCTTTTGAGCCATCTTCATTTTCTGCAAGTTGACAGAGAAGTTTTGTAGATATTGTCAAAGCATCATCTGTACCAGCAGCAACTTGAGCTTTTTTTCTATCAAACCTTGTAAGTGGTGGAAAATATATTTCTTTTAATAATTCACCATTTGGGGTTTTTAGTTCATATTTTCTTCTTGCGGTCATTACATCACTGAACGCCTCAGTGATGAGATCAACGGTTCTTTTTGTTGCCATGTTTTTGTGGGGTTAGTTAATTAAAATTTACTATATGTCTGAAGTAATTGCACCTGTTGTTTGGAAAGAAATGTTTATTTCTTGGATCTCACCAATTGTTGCTCCATATTCAGCACCTGTAATTATTCCAGAAAAACCAAATTTTTTAGCACTTGCTGAACTATCTGGGAACAACTCAAACAAAGCATCACCAGCATCACCAGTTGTCAAAATATCTTCAACAAATGCTAAGTAATCAGAGTTA